TCGATGGCGATCGCCATGATGGCCGCCATGTCGTTGCGCACCAGGTTCTCGACATCGAGGATCGCCTGCCGGAGCAGCTGGAGGCTGTAGGGCACGGATGCACTCACCCGCTTGGGCGAGAGCGCCACCGTGGTGAGCGTCACGTTGCTCGTGGCCACGGTCCCGACTTCCGACTCCCAGCTCGCCGTGGCGGCGCCGCTCGCCTTCGGGAACGAGACGTTCCCCTGGAGCCCGGAGAGCACCTGCGCGCCCGCCTGCACCACGAACATCCGGTTGCGCAGGAGGTCGATGAAGCTCCCCGGCTCGGTGAACCGGAGGTTGCCGCCGAGGCTGGCCGTGCCCACCACCTGCGTGCGCTGCTCCCGCGTCATCACCTCGAGCGAGGTGGGCGCGAAGAAGCCGGCCGTCTCCTTGTGCAGCCGCTTGGCGAGCGTGTCGCTGACTTCGAACTCGAAGCCGGTGCGCTTGCCTTCCGCGAGCTGCAGGATGGCGTTGCGGATCGAGTACGTCTTGCGCTCCCGATCGCTCATCCCGAGATCGCCCGCCCCGCCCTCGATCACCGGCTTGCTGCTCCGCTGCTCGAGGATGACGCGCGCCACCTCGTTCTCCGAGGCGCCGCTGGCGATGAACTCGCCGGCCCGCTCGGCCATGCCGTACTTGGCGCAGAGCGCCGCGATCCCGGCCGCCCGCTGGCGATCGCCGTGATCCACCGTCACCGTCACTGCCGCCGGGGCGGCCGACCCAGTGGTCGCCGTGCCGGGGTTCAGATCGTCCGCCATTCCCTGCCTCCGTGCTGTCGCCGGGTCCACGTCCGAAGCAGCGTCCCGGCTGGCCGCCCGCCCCGCCCCCACCGTCACATCCGCCGGCATGGCGACCAGCGTCGCCTCTACCGCTCGCCACTTCGTCACCCGCAACACCGGCAACCCGTCGATCCGGTACTCGGGATCAAGCGCGCCATCGAGCACCTGGTAGCCGACCGAGATGTCGGCCCGAATGCCGTCCACCACGTCCTGCCGCACTTCGCGCCCGCGCTCGCCCTTGCTGAACCGCGCCAGCGCCCGCAGCCGGCCGTCCTCGAGCGCGAACGTCTCGAGCCGCCCGATCACGGCCGCCGGGTCGTGCGACTCCGCCGAGTCGGTGACCCGGAGCGGGAGGCCGCGCGCCTGCAACTCGGCGTAGTTCATCGCGTCGGGCGTATGCTCGAGCACTTCCATGACGCGACCGGCCCCGCGGTAATGGCGGAGCACGGGCGTCTCGCTGGAGATGGCAAACGGGATGGCGGCATCCGCGGCAGCCGCGCGCTGGAGCGCGTCCGCGTCCACGGATGCCGTGCGATGCTGGGTGTCCTGCGGAAACTGAATGGTCAACGACAGTCCCCTCGCGATGCCCGGTTGCCGCGCCGGGTCCGCAAGGGGACTCTGTGGCGTGAATTGCTACAGTCCTACGCTAATTTGTGTGGCGTATTACCCCATGTCAAGGGCGTCGAGGACCGCGGCCAGCTCGTCGTCGTCGAGCCACCAGAGCGCGCGCACCTGCACGGGGGCGGCGGTGAGCCGCACGCGGGCGAGGCGGGCGCGGGCCGTGGCGCCGACGCCGACCGCGGCGATCGCGGTGCCGGCGTAGAGCGTGGCGGTCGCTGGTGCGGCGACCACCACGACGGGGATCGGGACCAGCTCCTCGAAGGAGGGCGCCTCGCCCCACTCGACGGCCGGTGCCGGTGCCGGGCGTCGGCGATGACCCGCGCCGAAGTCCGCGGGCGCAGCCACGGGCGGCACCGCGTCGGCCCATGTGCCAGCGGCCCACGCCGGATCGTCCCAGGTCGCGGCTGCCCACACCGACCCCGGAGCGGGCATCGGTCAGATCAGACCGGACCCCACGGGGTCGCGGCGCCGTCGCCCGTGAGCGTCACGTTGTTCACCGCGCGGACGTCGGCCTTGAGGTTGCCGGCCGCCGACAGCGCCGCCGGCAAGCGGGCTTGGATGTCCTGCGTATCCACCTCGATGGCCGGGATCGTGTCGAGGTTGGTCGCGCGCGTTGCCGACAGGCGCGACAGGAGCGTCGTTACGCCGGTCGAGTCCACGATTGCCGCCCAGATGTCGGCGATGAGGGTGCCGAAGCTCGTCAGCGTCCGCGCAGCACTGCTCCACACCTTGTCGGCGCCGGCCTGCGTAATGCCCACGTCGTTGGTCACGGCGGTGACGGTCGGCACGACGGCTCCGGTGTGTGCGTTGTTCGACAGCAGCGCCTTGTTGTCCGACCCGAGCGCCCAGTCAGCCAGCTTCTTCCCAACCGAGCCCACCGTGCTGAGGGCGGACGTGAGCGCATCCCAGATCGCCTGGACGCCGGCCGAGGAGAGCGCATAGCCCGTCTTGTCGCTGTTCGTGCCCACCGTGACGCTGAACCCGAACGCCGACAGCGTCCGCGTGCCGCTCGTCCATACATCGGCCGCGCTGTGGCTGGACCGGCTCGCGACGGTCGCATCGAGCTGCGCCCCGAGGTCGCGGGCCGTCTGCGTGGTGCCGGCCACCTCCTTGACGTCGGCGTGCGCCATGCCGTCCGTCTCGATCGTCAGCGTGCGCCCGGCCGTGGTAGGCCGCAGCGCGGAGCGCGCCGTCAGCGAGAACTGCGCCACGACGTAGCCCACCACCGACGTACCGCCCACGGTGCCCGTGGTAATGACCACCTGGTAGTTCTCGGCCGCGACGTAGAACCCGTCCGACGTGGCGAGGCGCACGTGGTTCAGGCCCGTGCGGCTGTCGAAGTCCGCCGTGAGCGTCGGGCCGGTAGTCGTCTCCGTCGTGTTGTTGCCCTTGTAGACCGACAGGACGGGCGAGCCAGCCAGCTGCGTCGGCGCGCCGGTTGTGCCCACGGTCGTGAATTTGAAGTCAATCGTGTCACCGGGCACGAAGTCGCCGAGATACATTATGCCGCCACCAGTCGGCTACGTGAGCTAGCAAGAAGGTGACCCCAGCCGGCAGCAGGAGGAACAACCACCGGCATCGGGTAACTACGCGATGCACCAAACAGCGGGCGCAGCGGCACATGGTCGCCGACCGTCGCTCCCGTTACGGTGCCGGCGTTCCCGGACCCCGACCAGTCGGGCTGCGTGCCCGTACCGTTCCAGCCAAGCTGATAGTAGCCGACGCACCCGTCCATCATGCGCGGGTGGAACTGCCACGACTGGATTTCGGCCTGCGTCAACTTGCGGTTGAAGATGGCCCAGACCGCGATCCGGCCCCGGAAGGCATACGCCTGGCCTCCGGCCAGATTGCCGATAGCGAGGTTTTGCCCGCTGTCATCGTTCTGCGTGCCCGAGCCCGCCTGCGCCGACGTACTGACATCCGCCGCCAGGGCGGAGAGCGAGCCGAAGAACAGCGCGGGGTTCCCGGAAGCCACGTCCCAATGCGTGGCCACGAAGTTCCATGCATTGACCGTGAGATCAGCGTTCGAGCTCGCCTGGTGGTGCGTCGTGGCCCGACGGACCCGCATCCGCACCAGGGACGAGAAGTGCGAGAAGTTCCAGCCCAGGGAGCCGTCGTCGTACTTGCCCGCCAGCTCGTAATAGTTGTTGCCGACCGTGGTCGGATAGCACCACATCATGATGGTGCCGGCGGGCAGGTTGTTGGTTGACGCTCCCGCCGCGACCGTTACTCGGTCGGTGGTTGAAGCAGCGAGTGTGAGTGCCATTAGGCGTCCGCGTATTCGAACAGGGCGTCGAACACGAGCGCGTCCGCCGCCATCGTGTCTGCCCCGTCCGCGCCGTCACGGAACAGCGTGAACTCCACGAAGTCGTCAGCGACGAAGTTGCCCGCCGTCAACGTGATGCTGGCGATGAGCAGGCGATGCGCTGCCGTCGGTGCGGCGTCGGTGACCGTGGCGGATTCTTGACTGCCCGCCTGGTCCAAGCTCTCGGCATCGTCCCCCGTGATGGCTCGGTAGTCCACGTCCCACGCCACGTTGCCGCTGGTCGCCGTGCTGGTCCAGTAGATGAGCAGCTTTGCCCCGCCCACGTAGTTCTTCGGCACGGTGAACCCGCCGTGCAGGGCAATGCGCGTGGCGGTATCCTTGAAGCGATAGACGAGCAGCCCCCACACGTCGTTCGTCGCCGCGATGGTGTACGGCTCCTGCCAGACGTTGCCGGAGGTGCCGGGAACGGCCTGCGGGCCGAGGACGCTAACGCGATGGGTTGCCATTCGATGTCCCGTTCAGATAGAGCGGCATCAGCGCACCTCGACCCCGATCACGGGTTCCGGGAACGTCACCACGAACGGATCGTTCCGCGGCGACTTCGTCTCCCCAAAGTCCAGCACCGCCCGCGCCGGCCAGTCCGCCACGCTCCGGTCGTAGATCAGCCCGTAACGCACGTCGAACCGGCTGTCCTGCGGCCACGTCGCCGCAGCGAACGCCACGCCCGCGCGCCGCCCGGCCACCACCACCGTCGCGCCCGCCAACCGCATCCCGCCGGCCACGTACCCCCGGCCCGCGATCTCGTCCCCCACGCCGTACTGCTCGCCCGGCCGCTTCGCATACAGCGCCAGCCACAGATCGTGGCCCGCCAGTTCCGCGATCAGGTCCGACGCGAGCCGCACCGCCAACGTCGTACTCACGCCGCCTCAACCTCCACCGCGTCGTCCGTGGACTCGACCACCAGCGGCTCCGGCCAGCCGGGACGGTGGATGACGTGCCGCCGCTTGATCCGCGGCCGCACCAGCACTTGCCGCTCCTCGATCTGGAGCACGGGCGCCACCGCCGGCGCCGGGGTGGCCACGCGCCGCAGTTCGCCCGCCAGCCCCTCGAGCGCCGCCGCGACCCGGTCCTCGTCCGGTGCCGCCGCCGGTGCCGCCGCCGGCGCCGCCGGCTTGGGCGCCGTGATCTCGACCCCGTACTCCTTCGCCAACTGCGACTCCCGATCCAGCGCCGCGAACGTCTCCTCCACATCGCGGCCCGATTCGCCCATGACGTGCGTGCGGCTGTCCATCCCGTGCTGGATCGCCAACACCGCCGCCTCCACGTCGTTCTTCGGGTCCACCCACGCCCAGCCGCGCGGCTGCCATTCGATCTCCTGGTACTGCTCCGGCTTCACGCGGCCATCGAGCTTGAGCCCGCCGGCCAACAGCGTTTGCTCCAGCCACTCGGCGTAGACGGGCCAGCACAGGTGATCCACCACGTACCGCTGGATCGCGCGCCAGTGGTCGCGCTCCTGCAGCAACCCCGTGCGCCCGCTCGCGTAGCTGGTGCCTTCCAGATCGCTCGACAGGCTCGCGTAGCTGGCACCCATGCCCGCGGCGATCCCGTGCAGCACGCCCTTCACGAAGTCGCGGTAGGCGGTCGTCGGGTGCTGCGGGTCGAACATCGTGAGCGTGTGCCCCGGCGGCAGCTCTTGCCACGAGCCCGGCTCGGCGGGCATCTGGAGCGGTTCGTGGTCCGGTGGCGTGCCGAGGTCGCCCGCGTAGGCTTCCGGGTCCACGGTGATCGCGCCCATCTTCGCCGCCGCCACCCGCGCGGCCGTGACCTCGGCCTCCTGGTAGCCCTCGAGCATCCGCAGCTGCAGGATGACCGGCGCGAACCACGAGTAGCCGCGGATCTGCCCGACGCGCGTCGGCACGGCCAGCGCGATGATCTCCTCGGCCGGGATGCGGACGCGGTCGTTGCCGCCCGCGCCGAACCCGCCGTCCGGATGCCGGCGCCAGAAGTAGTAGGCTTGCGGCCGGCCCCACTGGTTGACCTCGATCCCCATGCGGATCTCGGGCACCCCGTCGCTCGCCTTCCGCATCACCGTCTCGTCGAGCTGGTCGGCATCGAGAAACTGCAGCGCGAACCCGAAGGGGCTGTCCGCATCGCGGATCTTGCGGATGTAGCACTCGCCGTCCTGCGCGAGCGTCTGCACGGCGAGCCGCTGGATTTCCGCCCACGAGAGCCGGCCGTCCGCCGAGGCGTAGCGGGGCCGCGACCACTCGCGCCACCCGCGTTCGATCTCGTCGTTCACCGCGCGGTTGAATTCGCCGCGCGCCGTCTTGACGCGCCCCTGGAGCGCGATCCCCGCCGGCCCGATCACGTTATCGGCCAGCAGGCGCAGGAATTGCGCCCCGTAGGGCGTGTCCCGCACCAGCGCCCGCGCCCGCGCCCGCAGGCGCGAGAGGTCGCCGGCCAGCTCGCGGTCGGGCGACAGCGGCGTGGTGACCCAGTCGGATGTGAGCCGCGAGAGTTGACCGCCGGCGAACACCGGCGTGCCGGCGCCGCCGCTGATGCCAAGCCCGAAGATCGCGCGCACCGCCGTGGCGATGCGCTGCCGCAGGGTCGGCGTCATGCGAACGTCGCCCCGATCGAGCGACCCACGGTACCCGGCGCTCGCTGCCGCACCACCCGCGCCCGGTACATCCCCAGCATCCGCTCGAGCCGGTCGGTGGGAATCTTCTGGATCGCGCGCCCGCCGATCGAGTAGCTCTCCTCGAGCGACCCGGCGAGCCGCGCGGCGATCGCCGTTTCGAGGAGCGCCACCATCCGCTCGTCGTGGCTCGCCTGCGTGCCCGCGACCGCGCGGTACGCCGGCTCGAGCGTGATCCGCCGCTCGTCGGCCGTGAACGAGGTCGCTGGCGTGGTCGTGCCGAGGAACGCGATCAGCCGGTACTGGCCCGGCGTGGTGTACGCGGCGGTCGCCGCCGCGGTGACCTGGACGAGGTAGGTGCTGCCCGATTGCGGCGTGAAGGTCCAGCCGGTGCCCGAGCCCGCGATGACGGCGGGGCCGATCAGCCGGTAGGTGAGCGCGTAGGTGGCGGCGGGGAAATCCGACGCGAAGGTGTGGTACCACTCCCAGGTATCGCCGGGGACCAGCGAGGCGGGTGGTGCGGCGGGAATGGTTGGCAAAGCGTCCCCTCGTGCCCAGGTTTGTGGCAACATCCTGCGACCTGGTCCGCGAAGGGACTCTACGACGAACATAAGCGCGGCCGACGACTCCGCGCAAGATCCAACGATCTGCCCAACTACCAGCGGGTGACCCAGTTCCCGCCCGGGCGCGCGGGGCGCACGCGGCGGCGGGTCGCCAGCTCGGCTGGCGTCGGCGCGGGCGCATCGGGCGCCGGTTCCGGCGGAACCCGCGCCGCGGCGCGCGGCCCGAGGCCCCGGATCACCGGCGCCCCCAGAATCGCCAGCGCGCACAACGCCTGCACCTCGAGGTCCAGCGCCTCGTTGCGCGGTCGGATCTTCTCGTAGGTCCGCACCGGCCGGCCCTTGACGTATCGGGTGACCACCTGCTCGGCGGTGAGCTGCGCGAAGTACTCCTCGTCCGCCCACATCGGGAAGTGCAGGTACCCTGGCGCGGGGGCCGGGATCTTGAGCCGCGCATAGAGCACGTCCTTCGCGGTGTCGGCGCCGATCGGCATCAGCTTGACGCCGTGCCGGTTCGCCTTGCTCGGCCGGCCCACCAGCGGCCGGCCCGGCTGGCTGGTGCCCTTGGTCGCAAACACGCGCCGGTTCTGGCGCGGCGCCACGAAGCGGTAGACGTGCTCGGTCGCATACCCGGAGTCGATGCACGTGGCCCCGATCGGCAGCTCGCCGTACCGGGCCGTCAGTACCCGCTCGACGTCCCGCCAGACCTCATCACGGGAAGGGTCGCCGCGCACGATCTCGTGTCGCAGCATCCACGACTCTTCGCCCGCGCCCCAGCCCCGCAGCAGTATCTCGATCCGGTCGGCCTGCACGTCCACGCCGGCCGTGATGACTCCCACGCCCGCCGGCACCTCCGCCTCGTAGGTTTCGCGCCGCGCCAGCAGCCCCTCGGGCGCGATGCGCTCGGCGTCGTCCTCCCACGTCTCGGCCAGTACCGTGTTCACGAACACCCGCAGCCGCTCGGGCGAGCCCTTCGCCGCGAGAAAGTCGCGCACGAGGTCCGCCCAGCGCGCCCACGGCGAATAGAGCGCGTTCACGTGGAACCCGACCACGCCCATGCGGGCCGCGGTGGCGGTCGCGACCCAGCGCCCGCGCTCGAGCATCCGCAGCTTGTGCGGCTCCTCGATCACCGCGCCGCAATCGGCGCAGACCAGGTGCGCGTCGGCCGGTTCGCTCCACCGCACGTTCGCCCAGCGGAGCACCTGGTACGCCGCGCACGCGGGACAGGGCACCTCGTACTGCCGCTGATCGGACTCGGCGAACGCGGCCTCGATGCGGCTGAACCCCTTGACCGTCGGCGTGCTGGTCAGCACGATCGTGCGGTTCCAGAACGTCGCCGTGCGCTTCGTGGCGAGCGCCACCGGGTCGCCCTCGCTGCCGGCCGACGCCGGGTAGCGGTCCACCTCGTCGGCCAGCACGATGCGGATCGGGCGCGCCGCCAGTCCCGAGGCCGAGTTCGCCCCGACGACGGTCAGGTGGCCACCCGGAAACGTCTTGTGCAGGATCGCGTTGTCGGAGGAGCGGGTCTTGGCGGGCGGGAACAGCAGCCGCAGCCGCGGCGTGTCGCGGATCATCGGCGCCAGCCGGTCCTTGCTCCACGCCTGCGCCATGTCCAGCGTCGGCTGCACCACCAACATCGGCGCCGGGTCGAAGTCGGCATAGTAGCCGATCACGTTGTTGATCGTCTCGGTCTTGCCGATCTGCGCGGCTGACATCACCACCACCGTCTCCACGCCCGGCTCGCCGATCGCGTCCATGATCCCGCGCAAATACGGCGCCCGCGCCGTGTACCACTTCCCGGGCTCCGCCGAACTCTCCCGGCTCAGGTAGCGGTGCTCGTCCGCCCACGTCGAGACCGTCAGCTTCGGCGGGGGCCGATACGTCAGCGCGCGGTCGGCCGCCAGCGCCCGCCGCAGCCGCTCAATCGCTCTCGGGTGGCTCGGCTTCATCCTCGCCCTGCGCGGCCTCGGCCATCTCCGCCATCACCTCATGCACGACGCTCTCGAGCACCGGCACCACGCCGGCCACGTCGGCCAAGCCCACCAGCTGCGGCGCGTACTTGCCGGGCACCGCCAACAGCCGCGCCCGCACCCGCTCGTCCGAGCGCCGCACCTCGGCCTGCGCGTCCTCCACCGTGATCATCCGGCCCTCGAGCCGCTCCAGCTCGTACTCGCTCATCGCCGCCTCGGCCACCAGCTTGCGCGTGCGCGCTTCCGTCTCGTCGGGCGGGGCCGTGTCCCGCTCCTGACGCCGGATGTCCTCGATGTACCACTCGCCGCACTCCGGCCACGCATACAGGTGCCCCTTGCCGGTCTTTTTCGTGGGGCCGATCCCCCGCCGCCGGAGGCTGGCCAGCCCCTCGCGGGTGGCGATCGTCGGCAGTCGGTCGAGGAGTTCGGCGGTCGTCAACCAGGCGGACATGGAGCCCCAATTGGCAGTGTTGCATTTTGCGTCAGCGTCATTTGCATTTTGCGAAT